AGGAGGCAGAACAATGAGTAATAGTCAAAAAGAATTATTTAAAACAGCGGTCAAGATGATAATTGTGGCTGGGTGTGTGCTGATACTGTCAGCCATTAACGATAACAACTTAGCATTGATTGGGTTATAAAATGAGTGATGATTTTAAGCAGGGCCAGCAAGATTGTGAGGACGGAATACCTTTCTTTTTTGGCAAAAGTAAAGAATATGAGCGTGGTTATGGTTATCAATACGAATTAGAGGAGTTAGGTTGTGAGTAATCAAACGCATTATAGAAAGATATTTAAGAGTGATCATTTAGGTGTAGCAGACTTGGAGGAGTATTTAGAGCAGGGAAGCGCCCTAATATTCACTATAAGCCATGTTAGGCAGGAGATTAACGCCAAAGTAGCAGGTAAGAAAATCAACGCTAATATCGCTTATTTCGAGGAAAATATTAAACCTCTAGTTTTGAATGCTACTAACTCAAAAACAATGAGTAAGTTGTGTAATAGTTGTTTTGTTGAAAACTGGCAAAATATACCTGTTCAGCTTTTCATTGATAAGACTGCACAATTAATGGGTCAAGTTGTTGGCGGTGTCAGAGTTAGCCCTAAAGTAATTAGAAAGCAAAAGCCAGTTATCACCAAAGATAATCAAAAAAATGTGGGATAACGCAAAGAAAGCATTTTTAAGGGATGGTAATTTCAACGCTGTATTAGAAAAGGCCGATATATCTCCAGAAAATCAGAACCTAATAACTCAAGAGTTAGCTAATGTTTAAGTTTATTGATATAGCTCAAAATACTGATGAATGGTTTGAGCTTCGAGGGGGGGAGGCTCACTAGCTCTAAGTTAGGTGTAATTATGTCTAACTATGGTAAAGATTTCGGAGAGCCTGCAAAGAAATACGCCGTTAATATCGCAATTGAGCAGATAACAGGTATAGCAATACCAAGTGATTACTCTAACGCTCATATGCAGCGAGGCCATGAGCAAGAGCCAATAGCTAGAATGATGTATGAAGATGATACTTTTTGTGATGTGTCAGAAGGTGGTTTTTTTATGTCTGATTTTGTTGGCTGTTCACCTGATGGGTTAGTTGATGAAGATGGAGCCATTGAGATTAAGTCTGTAATAGCTACAACTCAATATGCAACTGTAAAAAGACAATCATTAGATCCTACTTATAAATGGCAATGTGTCGGTAACTTAAAGTTTACCGGGCGTGACTGGCTTGATTACGTTAGTTACTGCTCAGAGTTTCCAGAAGATAAGCAGCTTTTTGTACATAGATTAAATAAAGAAAGCTACCAGGAAGAGTTCAAAATGATTGACTCAAGGATTGAAGAGTTTAAAAAGCTTGTAATTCAAACAAAAGAAATAGTTTTAAATAATCAGTATTCAGTTTAATCAACCAAAGGAAATAGAAAAAATGGCACAACTGTTAAACAAGCAAAACCTAACGATCTCAATTGGCGAATACCAGAAAGACGGAGCAACCAAGAAACAATGGAGAACTATTGGCGAATTAATAACCATGCAAGGTGATGACGGTCAACCTTACCAATTCTTTAAATTATGGGGTTCTGGTGGCGTTGTGGAGGGTAAAGTCTTTGATCAAGAAGATAAGCAAGCAAACCAACAAAACAACCAGCAGCAAGGGCAACAACAGAACCAAAACTATCAGCAGAACAACCAACAGCAAAATAACCAGCAACAGAACCAAGGTTATCAAAACCAGCAGAACCCAAGCTACTAATGAATATCAAGGATGAATTAGATCGCATGGAAGCGACTAAAAGCATTGGTAATATGCTGGAATGGATTGAATTTAAGTATGCTGTATTGGAAGCTGTTAAAAATAGCAAGTCATCCATAGCCTCAAGAAAAAGAATTGTAGAGAAAAATTCAGAGCTTAGGGCGCAAAACGCAACACTGAGCCATTCAAACAAAAAACATAAAAGCAATAATGCAACACTAAAGAAAGCTATCAAGGTGTTACTAGAGGAAAATGATCAATGTTAATAAGTATAAAAGAAGTAGCTGTACTAATTAAACGTCATGTATCAGCAGTTGAGAAGTATATGAACTTTGATAAACCTATACTTCCAAGGTCATGCCATAGAGACAAGCCAACTAACACTAACTATTGGTGTAGTGAAGATGTGAAGAGGCATTTACCAAAAGTACGAGCCTATCAGATTAGTGTAAGCAGCAATCTAAGAACAAGCCCAAGACGTAAAAAGACTTCGATCACTGGCAGAACCAGACCACCAGAAACACCGGGTCAAGAAGCAGCTAGATTATCTTTTGATTTATGTGTAAATATCGCTTGCTAAATTAAATTAGTGGGCGCACAATGGGGTCACGTTGAGGTTACAGAGATAAGTCATGAAAGATAAAGTTAAACCAGCAAAGAGATCAAGCAAGCCGATAAAGGTTCGCTTCTTTGGTATGGAAGAAGAAATACAGCGATTTGCAGATCAAGAGCTTGAAGGTAACTTTAACCAGGCTGTGAGAATGTTATGTCGCACCTCGCTAATTAACCGATAGGAAAAGACCATGAAGGTAGTTAAAGTACGCGGTAAGTATGCGGTTAGAAGGTTTTCATTCTTTTACTTGCGTTATGTGTATTTGGATCTTAGAAGTCCTAGTCTGTGGTGGAGTAAGGATAATTGTTTTTTTTCAGACTGCCTTACTGATAGCGTTGATTTTGCTCTTAGTATTGCGAAGCCCGATCAAATAATCAAAGGAAAAGACTAGGATGAGTAATATTTGCAAACGATGCCAAAATGGTTCTACCGTTAAAAAAGGCAAGCTACGCTACTTGCTTGACCGACATGCTGGCGGTTTAGAGGCTGCAGAGGATTGGTCTGAGGCGTACATAAGAAAGCAGCGCGAACTTGTTCACGATAAGTTCTTTAAAGAACTTAACCAGTTAGTTAACCAAGAGGTAAAAGACTAAATGAGTGATGAATTGAATACAATAATGTCGGATAGGCTAAACACTTTAGCCGCATTATTTTACCAAAGCAACGGTAGGATTTTTGATCCAAAAATAGACTTTAAAAACTCAAAGCATCCAGAGGAGTACGGTTGCTGGAATAAAGCAATCATTGCTTACTCATTTATTAATAAAGACCCTGCGCTTTTAAAGCACCAGGTTTAACGGGAAATGACTAAAATGAGAGAATTATTACTATCAATTTCATTTATTATTTTGGGGCTGTTTAGCTTTATCGGCAGCATAGCGTTGTTTGGTGATAAGGGGGTAGGTGTTCTTGTTACTTGTGTGGTGCTGCTTATTTTTACTGGCTCAATAATTTCTCTAATTACCGAAGACAAGGAATAGACAATGAATAAGCAAATAGATAGAAATGTGAAGCGCATGCAAAATCAGGTGGATGATTTATATATTGAACTTAAGGAGTGTACCTGCCTGGTTCGCAGGGTTGAAATATGTGCAAGTATGAACAACCTGAAAGAATCAATTGAATCATCACTAGACTTACTATAAGAGGCGGCGCGAATGAATAATTTTAGCAAAATCAACTTAAAGCTAGTAAGAAGTTTTTCGGTTGGGTTTACAGTAGCATCACCAACACTTAACGGTCTATATATCGAATTTCACTTAGGCTGTTTTCATTTAGTTGTATGGCATAAACCTAGCAGATGGTTTGGCTTTAATAACTATTGGGGCGGCTAACGGCTTTCATAGTAAGTACCAGTTTATAAGGCCTGTAGAGATTCACCATTAAATTTAAAAGGTATGTAGTAAAAATGAGTAAAGCAGCGGCATTAACCAAAACTCAGATTAGAAAGACCATTAGTAAGATTGGTTTAATGAATGATAAAGAAACTAAGTTAGCGGCCTTTGTTTTGACTCATGCAGGAATGAGAGTATCAGAAGTTGCTCGAGTCGATGTTAAAACGCTTTTATATCCATCAGGCAAAATCAGAGAAGAGATATTTTTACCTTCAAAAATTTGCAAGATGTTAAAGCCTAGAACTATTTGGCTAACTAACCCTAAAGCGCGCGAAGCTATACAGGCTGTTATTGATTATCGAATTAAACGTAAGTGGGGTTTATCTATTGCTGATGAGCGTTACCAGGGTTTAATGCCTGATAGTAATCTGCTCTATAACAATCGTGGTAGAAAGTACGCACTGAGCGATAAAAAGCGGATTATGGTTGATGGTTCAATTAATATTTACAAGGCGTGTGACGCACTACAAGACTTATTAACAAAGGTTTATAAACGGTGTGGCTTGCACAATTGCAGCTCACACAGCGGTAGAAAATCACTAGCAACAAACGCGGCTGAGAAAGGCGTACCGCTGGACGTTATAGCTAGAATGTTAGGGCACGATGATCCAGAAATGTCTTTACATTATATTGATATTAGACAGAAACAATTAGAGCAATGCTATGAGGTGGTGATATGAGTGAGTGGATAAGGGTGGAAGATGAAATGCCGGATGATGCTAGTGGTTATTGGGTCTTAGTCTATTGTAATGATATTGTTGAGGATTGGATTCAAACTTTACAGTTTAATAATAAATGCTGGGTTGATTATGGCGGCAATGAAATGCCTGCAATTGTTACTCACTGGCAACCACTACCAAAACCACCAAATAGTTAAGGGGAAAATTTAAATCTGAAGAAATACACGATATTCGCTTAATATCGTTTGACAATGCGCGGTATTCGCTTATAATGGGTGCAACTTCAACGGAAAGCGAGAAACAAAATGAAAACTAGAAATGAAATATTTGAAAGTGAATCTTGTGGTAGATGTGGCGGATCAGGCAGTCATTCGTATTGTCAAGCATACGCCGATAATTGCTTTGGTTGTGGTGGTTCAGGTAAAAAGCTAACAAAGAGGGGATCGGTTGCCTTAAGGTTTTACAATGAAATGTTTAACTGTAAGGTTTCCGATCTTGTTATTGGCGATTCTTTTAGCAATAACGGCAAGTCTCACAAGGTTGAATCAATTGTAACCTCTGACGATGGCGGATTTGTTGTCGATTGTAAATATTTAACTTTAAGGACGGGTTCTCAGTCATCAGTTCGCAAGTGTTCTAGCACTGAGGTTATAGCTGAAAGACGGTTAGAGGCTGAGGCATATCAAAATAAATTAACTAAAGCAGGCAAGCTAATGAAAAAATACGCGGATCAGGCTTAGTTATGACTCCTTCACAGCAAGCAAAGCTAGCAGGGCTGAAAAGCCTTGCTCAAGCCTCTGAAATGTCACATATACCAGTTAGCACTTTGCGTGATTGGTTCAAGAATTATCCTGAGCGGTTCAAGTTTATTATTGATGCTTGTGCGGTGATATTGGATTACGATTTATTAATGGAATAATTACGGGGAAATTTTTATGACTTACAAGCAAAGATTAGATGATGAAGTAGATTATCCGTTCAAGCATAAAGCTATCGAAATTGGTCAAGATGCAGATAAAGAAATAGCCGATTTAAAAAGCTTAAAGGCCTTTCAGCGAAACGGTATTGAAAAACTTCAATGCATGAATCAAGAGCTAGAAGATCAGGTGCAAGATAGAATGTCAGCACAAGTAAATCAAGCGGCTCTAATTGCTTCTCAACACAAAGAAATAGCTAGGTTAAGTAGAGAAAACAAACAGCTTCATACTTTGCTTGGCCCTAACAAACCATTCTTTAAAGAAACATAGGAATTTTTATGAAGACAATAGCAGAGCAAATAGGTAAGAGTTTAGCTGATGAAAAAGGTGGTGGTTTTGGGTTTGTTTGTATTTGGAGAAAAAGAGGAGATTCCTTAGATGATGGATCTGAGCACGCTAGAAAAACGACTGTTGGCGAATTCCTATCTAAACCAGAAAATCAAAAAGGTTTATGGTTTATTGATGGTGGTTGGGGTGGCCCTCCCGGGCCTATCCATGTGAGATGGAATAATGATATTAATGAATGGGAATGCGGCGGTTATTGCGGCAGATTATTTGAAACCAACAAATAGGGAAAATTTGGCTAGTTTGTACTTGCTAGCCTTATAACTTATAATGAAGATTCAAACTAACCAGGGTTTTTAAATGTTAATGAAATGTATCAAATTGTCCATCGAAATAATCGCTGGCACATACTCAAAGGAACTAGTGTTGTTCTATTTGGGATTGGTAGCGTCCAGACAGCCGTAAGAATATCACGGTTGTACGGCATTTTATTGACTTGTGAAAACCATAAACTAAAGAGAGTAGCTTAATGAAGTATTTAGAGCCTGTAATGGGTGGAACTGACCAAGATGATCCACCACCTCCACCTAAGCCAAAAGATCCAGAATAGTGTTTACTTATGCTTGCATAGTCGGAGCGGCCTTATTGGCTGCTTTTTCTGTAAAAGAGTATAGGTTCATAGCTTTAGCTGTAGTGGTTGAATTTACTCTTCATAAAGCGGCTTATTTGTACGCGTTTACAGAGCTTAGAGCCGATAATGGCTGGCTTATATATCTTATTTACGCATCAATTCAACTTGTCGTTATGACCTCATTGTTAAAGTTAAAATCTCATTTTGTTATAATAGGATTACTTTTTATTAATATGAGTTATAATCTTTTAACCGTATTAGGGTATTTTTACCAAGAATTCGCATCATTTTATTATATTTACCCTTATTTTGTCGGAACAATCATGATATTTGAATTAATCTATTTAGGGTTATTGAACAATTATGTTGCAAGGTATCGAAACAAGCATGGAAGAGTTGATACTGATTATATTGATAGTGTTTTTCGCATTCGGACTAGGGATAGTAGTGGGGGTGTGGCATGAGCGCAGATCCAATCTCAAAGAGAGAATTCGATCTCTACATGAAGATGAATTCGGAGACGAACAAGACCACATCGAAAGCAATCCTAGCTATACAGAAGCAAGGACAGGAGACGCTTGACGTGTTGAAAGAATACACCATTCACAATAACCACAAGCACGACGAAACAAACAAAAGAATAATAGACCTAGCAACAAAGCAAGAGAAATTATCTGAAGCAGTAGCAGCAAATTCAAGAGTCACATCATTCGCAAAAAAGATTGAGAAAGGCGTATTAGTGGTGGTTCTTAGCGCTTTAGCGGTTATAGGCAGCTATTACGGCAATAAGTTAGTAACTCCTCAACATCAAGAAGCTAAAAAGGTTTCTGTAGAATGAAGTTAATAGCACCATTACGGGGTAGAGATTGTTTTGGCTTAGGTCACTTTGGCGCAAGTCGAGGCGAAAGAACTCATAACGGCGTAGACCATGCTTGCATACCTAATTCACAAATATTCTCACCTGTAGAGGGCGAAGTTACCAAGCTAGGTTATCCTTATGGAAACGACCTATCATTCAGATACGTTCAAATAACAACCAAAGAAGGTTATAATGTAAGAGTTTTTTACGTTAAGCCGCGCGTTTCAGAAGGTGATCATGTTAACGAAGATGATATTATTGGAGTATCTCAAGAGCTAGGCAAGCGATACCCTAAAATAACCGAGCATGTACACTTAGAAGTAAAAGATATGCAAGGCCGATACGTTGACCCGGGAGATTTAAACTTATGACATTAGAATCAATTAAAAGCAAATTAAAGAACGCATATAAATCATTTACAATCTGGTTTAATACTGTAGGCGCTGGATTGCTGGCCGTTCTATTGGTAGAGCCTAGTTTTATTGAATACATTAATCACCATGGCTTATCAATTGTATTAGTTATTGGTAATCTATTGTTAAGATTTAAAACTGAAAGCTCATTAGGCGATAAATAATGCTCGAGATACTTGCAATAGGTGGTGTGATAATAGCAGGCCTATTCGCTATGTTAGGCTATAAGAACAGTCAGATAGATGATCTTGAGCAAGAAAACAAAGGCCAATCTAAAAAAATCGACACTCAAGAAGCTATGAAGAAAGCAGAGATTAAAGCGGAGGTTAAAGAAGATGAAGCAATTAAAGATTTTGACGATTCTGATTGGACTAACCGCATCTAGTGGTTGTACTCAGTATATCAATGGACACGTACCTTTAAGCCTTCCTCATAACTGTATATTTGAGAAGTTCACCCAGGAGGAAAAGGATTATCTAGGTTCAGCTCCAGCAGGTGACAAAATAGGCCGTAAGATTTACCGTAATCAAAACGCCTGTGTTCAAAGGCAAGTTAGAATAAATGAGTTACTAAAGACTCACAATGAAGAAAGCAAGGAAGATTAATGCCAGAGCTACCAAAAGGATTGAGAGCTAAGAAACATTATCTAAAAGATCGAGCCGACGAGATATTTGATGCTATGGCTAGATATAGTGTAGTAGGCAAAGAAATACCTCAGCATTGGATAATTGAATATATTGATATTAAACTGAAGCTTGACGAATAGGAGTAAAGAAAATGCCACACAATAAACCCGGCAGAGGCGAAAGAGCCAAAACCAACAAGAGAACAGCACCTAAACGTAAACCACCTGTAAAGCCTCTTGTAAGACCAGCTAGGAAGCGCAGATAATGAATGTTAACGAGTTCGGACAAACAATAAGAGCTAACATAGGTCAAGACGTATCAAGCCTAACAACCTATAAAATGATACTTGAAGCTGAAACCGGCAAGTGCATAGAGAAGGATGCAACACTTGGAACGGTTGATGTCGTTGAAGGTGATGAAACCTTTCTGGCAAACCAGTATTTAGAATATGTGGTAGAATCAGAGGTGTTAGATAGAGTTGGTCAATGGCGAAAGAAAGCAAAAGCTACATCAGCTACTCAAGAAATATCAGGAAATTACCAGAGGTTTACAGTGCTCGCCTAAAGCAGCATTAAAACATAACTGTTTATCGCACAACGTAAAAGAGGCGCAAAGGAAAAGTTATGAAAATAAATAAAGCACTCTCTCTAGCTGCATTAACAATTACTGCATTTGTTTCTGTAGATATTTTTATATTTAATGCGGATCCCATACAGTCAATAGTTAGTATTTCTATGTTCGGGGCGGTTGGATTTGCATTAGGTAGGTTATCTAGAGTTTTAGAAGGTAGTGACGATGCCTAAATTCGATATAACAAAACACAATTGGTATTGCCCTACAAACGATATATCATTTGAAGGAGAGAATAATAGTATTTTATGTATCGCAGACAGTAGGGGTATCCTTAACGCTGTAATTAACAAAGATGACGCTATAGCAATAGCTAAACACTTTGGCCTTTTGGATAATGAATTAACTAAAGGTCAGAAATACGCAATAGAGGAAGCAAGGGTTAAGCATGGAGATAGGTTCGTAGTGCCAGGAGTTAATTATAATGGGTGAATCTAATGCCGGAAGAAAACTCCAATACCAAACAGTGGAAGAGCTACAAGACTCTATTGATGATTACTTTGAAACGGATGCTTTCATTGAAATGGGTGATAGTAAGATGTATGCACCTACAATGTCAGGACTAGCTTATCACTTAGATTTATCAAGACAAGGCCTTTTAAACTACACTAAAAAGGACGAATTTGTTGACGCTATAAAAAGAGCAAGAAATAAAATAGGAGTTGCATTAGAGCAAAGACTGTACGGCAACAACGTTACAGGGATTATATTTAACCTTAAAAATAACTTTGAATGGAAAGATAAAAAGGAAACCGAATTATCTGGAGGTGTTCACTTAACTACAGAACAGTGGCTAGATGACCTCGATTAATCAAGAGAGAGATCAACGGCAAAGGTTAAAGGATGACTTTGAGTTTTATTCAAGAAACTGCTTAATCATTAGAGCTAAGAGTGCAGAAACAGTTAACTTTAAATTAAACAAAGCTCAACTACACATTCACAAACTAATTCAACAGCAGTTAAAAGATACAGGCAAAGTTAGAGCTGTAATCTTAAAAGGCAGACAACAAGGCGCTTCTACTTATATTCAAGGCCGCTTTACATGGAAGACTACACACAAGAAAGGCGTTAGAGCTTTTATATTAACCCACGAAGATGATGCAACACAGAACCTATTTTCAATGGGTAAGCGCTACTATGACAACCTGCCACCATTTGTTAAACCTTCTAAATCAGCTAGTAATTCCAAAGAGCTAATCTTTG